CGGTGAGCCCCCGCAGGCCCGGACACGTGTGCATCCGGCTGTGGGGCGCCGCGTCGTGCGTCACGTCGGTCTGCGGACAGTGGCCGCAGTACCAGCGGTGGACCGGGCGGAGGAGGAGGGTCATGTCAGCGCCTGGACTTCGTCTCGGACTGCAGCGGCTCGAGCTGGTGCCCGATCCCCCTGTGCTCGATGCAGACGGGGGTCCGCCCATGACAGAGGTCGATCGCGGTGGCGGGCTTGCCGCAGTACGCGCACCTCATCAGACGGCCACGATGTTCGCGGAGATGATGATGTTGGTGCTCGAGGTGAACTTGAGCCGGAAGTAGCGCCAGCCCTGGCCGCCGACGGCGGGTGCCCATGCACTCGGGAACCAGTAGTTGGTCGTGACGGCGGTGGTGATGGTGAGCTGCGTCCCCGCGATCGCCGTCTGCGGCGTGGTCACCGCGGAGTAGATGCAGTTGAACCAGCTCGACCCGTCGATGCTCGCCTGCATGTCCACGAGCGTCGTGACCGGCGCGGTGCCGATGACGCTGGTGACCGAGATGCCCCCGGCGCTGCCCTGGGGTCGGATATACACGTCGGAGTAGAACGTCGTCTTGCTGTAGTGCGCCGCGGTCGTGGAGCCGACCACGGTCGTCGGGACTGCCGATGTCAGGACGCGGAAGGAGCGCGGGTCGTCGACCGCGGTGACGATCTGCGCGCCGTCGAGCGAAGGGGTCGAGCCCGAGGCAACGATGGTCACCGTGTCGCCGATCCGCAGGCCGTGGTCGCGGCCGACGTTGACGAGCGGCGCGGCGCCCGGGGTCAGCGGGATCGAGAGGATGCTGTAGTCGTACCCGCCCGAGGTGCCGCCGGTCGTGGCGTTGACCGGGACACTGAACGTCGTTCCACTGATGACCGTGACGACCTGTTGCGGCGTGACGGTCAGGAGCGGGACGGACACGCCGCTCGAGGTGAAGAACACCGTGTCGCCGGACGTGAGGCCGTGCGGCGCGAGCGTCGTGACGACGGTCGGGTTGGCGAGCGAGTTGCTGATGATCGCCTCGGACCCGCCGGGCCGGATGCCGGACTGCCCCGTGAGGGTCGCGTTCGGCGTGTTCTGGATCGTCGCCATCAGGCGCCTCGCTTCCCGCCGGGAACGGCGACGGCCTCCTCGACGCCAGGCGCCGAGCGGTAGGACGGGTCGATGGGCTTGAAGAGGTGCGGCCACTTGCGGTAGACGGGATCGTCCCCACGGACACGGGTCACGTTCCTGCGCCCGCTGAACGGGAGGTCGGGATCCGCACTCACGAAGGGCTCCGCGCAGACGTACCACGTCTCGTGGGGATCGGTCGCCATGTGTCTCCTTCGCTGGAGGGTGTGGGGCCGGGCGAGAGGTCTGCCCGGCCCCGTGTGGGGGATTACTTGCCGCGGAAGATCGCGCCGGCCTCACCGACGGTCAGGGTTGCAGTGCCGATGCCGACGGAGGTGTTTCTCCACCACGCATAGACCATCCGCTCGCCGGTCGGGTAGCCCGTGGACGCCGAGAGGAAGTTCGGGATGAGCTCGATGTTCATGCCGATGCGGTCGATGATCACGAACCGCTCACGGTTGACGAGAGCGGCAACCTTCTCGGTCGTCGCCATCGTGGCCGGAAGTCCGCCGACCTCGTAGGCCGGGTGGCCGAGGAGGTTGCCGAGGCGGCCGTTGTTCTCGAGGTTGCCCACGGCCCCGCCCTGGGTCAGGTTGTCGACCCAGAGGCCGGCGCCACCGGCGGTGTCGATGCCGCGGACGAGGCTGTAGAAGTACGGGCTGCCGAGCCACACGGAATTCGCGCGGAACCGCGGCCCGAGCCACGCCTCGAGCTTGTACAGGTCGGCCGGCACGATCACGAGGGTCGTGGTCGTGTCGAGGAAGTTGGACGTGAGCCAGGTGAAGACGCCCTGCGGGTACACGGTGGTGCCGGCGCCGGTCGTGAACTGGACCGACTCGAGGACGTCCTTGGCATCGCTGATCTCGCGGGCGAGCTCGGCCTCGAGGCCGGGGTAGTCGCCCTGGATCTCGGTGCTGAACTTGGCGACCGTGTGCGCCTTCTGGAGCAGGCGAGCCGGTGCCGTGAAGGCCGGCGCCGCCTCGGAGCCGGCCGTGGACTCGGCGACGTACACCGCGACCATGCCGGAGCTGATCATCGGCCGCCAGTCGTTGCTCGTCGTCTTCACGACGCGGAACGCCTCGCGGTACGGGTTCACGGCGCCCGACGTGTCGATCGCCATCGTGGTGTCGAGGTCGAACGGGACGGCGGTGTTGGACAGCGTGACGAGCGAGGCACGCGCCTCCTCGAAGGACGCCGCCTCCTCCGCAGTCATCATCTGGCCGAGGAGGTACTTGTGGAAGGCCCGGCGGTAGGCGGGCTTGCCGGTGTAGAGGACGCGCCGGGCGACCTCGATCGGCTCGCAGGCGTCCTTGCCGTTGAGCAGCTCGGCGACGTCGCCCTGGCCGCTCTGGCGCGGGAAGCGCCCGTTCATGAACCGCGCGCTCTCGACGGCGCGCATCGCGTTGTCGCGAAGCCGGGAGACGCGCTGCGTCTCGCTGCCCGCCTCGCGCTCGACGCGCGCGACGTCGTAGATCGTCTCGTCGTCGACCTTGCGGATGACGACCGGCGGGGCGTAGCCGGGCTCGCCCTCCCCGTCCGGAACGTCCGCGACGAGCGCGAGCCGCTTGCGCCAGGCCTCGATGGCCTCGTGGAGCTTGGCGCGCTCGGCGACGCGGTCGTCGAACGCAGCCTGCTCATCCGCGAGGAGGACGCCGGGGATCTCGGCCTGCCGCTTGATCTCGGCGTTGAGCTCGACGGCACGCGCCTGCATGTCCTCGAGGGTGTGATAGTCGCTGACTGCCATGTGCGGGTGCTCCTTCTGGGGTGCTGCGGTGACTTCCGGCTCATCGCGGCGCTCCGGCTCGAGGTGAGGCGCAGGCGCCTCGGCGTCGAGGGAGGGTGCATCCGGCTCGGTGGTGGGTGCCTGTTCGGGGGCGGGCGGGGTCATCTGGTCGGTCAGCGACCGGACCATGACGTCGGCCCCCGCATCGGCGGGGAAGGTGACGGGACCGAACTCGAAGACCTTGGCCTCACGGATCGTCCGCTCGGGCAGCCCGAGCGGGTTGACGTCCGACTTGCCGGGCTTCGGCTCCCAGTCCTCGCGGACGACCTGGAAGCGGTAGGAGACGCCGTACTGGCCCTCGCGGAGGCCCGAGAGGATCAGGGGCGGGACGCCGTCGAGCAGATCGGCCTCGAAGTACGGACCGGTCTCGTCCTCGCGCAGCTCCCGGGGAGCGGCGATGGGCTGGTCTCCGATCGTCGGGTCCTTGCCGTGCTGAAAGAGCACGCGCATCCGGTTGCCCTGGTCGGTGAACGTCTTGCGGAACGCGCCGGGCTGGATGCGCTCGAGGAACCGGCCCTCGACCCGGGAGTCGATCTCGTTGAAGGAGTTGAACCGGGCGAAGTGGCCGACGAGGCGCGGCGGCTCCGTCCCTTCCGAGCGGAAGACGGGGGGCGTGGAGATGGCACGCCAGCCCATCGCGGGCGGCTGCTGCACGTCATCGGTCATGGGCGTCTCCTCGGGCTTCACGATCCGGCCTTGGCCGGCGCGACCGGCTCTGTCCCGTCGGCGGGCTTCATGTCGGGCATCGCGGCGACGAACGGCTTGAGCTGCTCGGGGATGGCGCCCGGCTCGGGCTCGGGCGAGCCCTCGGGCTGCGGCGGCTGGAGCTGCACGCTGTAGAGCCCGGAGTGCTTCAGTCGCTTCAGGTCGCCGGCAGTGACCGCGTCCACGACGCTGTCTGGCTCGAACCCGGCGTCGATGTACTGGCGGATCGCGACGGCCTGCTTCGTCTGCACGTCGGCGGCGTCGAGCATGTTCTCGCGCAGCGCCGGGATGTCGCGGGAGTCGTACCAGAGCTCCGCGCCACCGGGTACGTTGACGATGGGCGAGAGCGAGGCGCAGGCGTTGCGCCAGAGCGGGGCGATCGTGAGGTCGGCGAAGAGGCGCATCGCGGCGCTGAAGTTGCCGGCGTTGAGGCTGCTGCCCTGGAGCCCCTCGGAAAAGCCGGCGACGGCCGGGGGCACTCCGGCCGCCGCCGCGATGCGCGTCTCGCCCGCGCCCTGCGTCACCTTGAAGTCGAGCTGCTGGAGGTCCTTGCCGACGACCTCGATCTTCGCGCCGGAACCGAGGAACATCGTCCGATAGGCGTTCGCCGCGCCTTCCTGCCCATTGCGGACCGCCTCGGCGTAGGCGTCGATGGTGGCCTTGGGGATCGTCGGGTCGAAGGACACGACCATGTTCGGTGTGGCGCCGTTCTCGAAGAACCGCGCCTTGTGCTCGGTGGCGGCGCGGTCCGCGCCGATCTCGCGCAGGACCGGTGTGAGCCACGACATCCCGCGCCAGGGCGAGAGCGGGTCCGGGCTGGCCTTGAAGTGGGCGACCTGCTCCGGCAGGAGGATGATCGGCGGGCGCCCACTGCCGGGGCCGCCGGGCTGGAAGCCGTATCCGATGACCTTCGCGTCGATGTCCCAGGCGGACGAGTTGGACCCCGAGATGATCGTCACCCAGTCCGGGCGCAACCGCTTGAGGACATCACCACCCCGACGGGCGATATAGGCGTTCCCGGCGAGGTCGTGGTCCTGGATCATCCCGCCGAGCAGGTCGCCGGTCGTCCCGTTGAGCCACGGTGTCTCGAGGATGTCGAGGCCCTTCGTGCCGTACAGGTCGCCGGGGCGCCCGTTGCGAACGTTCCGCCACTGGAAGCGAGCCTCGGTGAAGAGCTGGGCCCGGCGGTTCATGCACGCATAGACGATCGGGTCACTCTGGTAGGCCCACACGACGAGCCCGGAATAGCCGGGGTCGGGTGCTTCCCGGTTCCCCGTCAACGTCTGATTGAGCGTGATCGGGTAGCCGCGGCCGCCGAAGTTGAGCCACTCACCCGGCCACATCACGCCCCGCTCGACCGGGACCGGGGTGAGCGCGGCACGGAGTCGGTCGATCATGCCCATGCGACGATCACCTCAGCGGGCGGCGGCTGCGACAGGGCGATCGAGTTGACCATCGCCGCGGCCGTCAGTGCGTCGATGACCCGCCGTTCCTGCTCCGAGCCGAGCCGGCCGCGCGCTGGCCGGTCGAAGCGGGAGTCGCCGAAGGGCAGGACGCGGGCGATCGCGTTGAGTGCGTGCTTCGTGAGGCCCTCGTCGCCCGAATGCCTGAGCCAGCCGTTGCGGAGCGCCTCCATGAACCGGTCGAAGTCACGCACGGCGCCGTTGTTCGTCTGCGGGACGTCCACGACGACGGCGCCGATCTCCGACTCGATCCAGCTCGCGAGCTGCTCG